CATGCGGTTTGGCCCGCATTTATTAATGGAGCACACCATGTCAAGATGGCTCGGGCGTTTGAAAGAGTGGCTCGTGGGGAATGCAAACGACTCATCATCAACATGCCACCACGGCACACAAAGTCCGAATTCGCCTCCTACCTGTTGCCAGCATGGTTTCTGGGCAATTTTCCTCACAAGAAAGTAATTCAAACATCCCATACAGCAGAGCTTGCGGTGGGTTTTGGTCGAAAAGTCCGAAACTTAGTGGACTCTGACACCTATAAAGGCATCTTTTCTGATGTTGCACTGCAAGCAGACTCCAAGGCAGCGGGCCGATGGAACACATCCAAGGGCGGTGACTACTTCGCTATCGGTGTGGGCGGTGCGGTGACCGGTAAGGGTGCGGATATTCTGATTATTGACGACCCGCACAGTGAGCAAGAGGCAGCTTTAGCTGAGATAAACCCGGAAATTTACGACAAAACCTACGAGTGGTACACATCGGGGCCTCGTCAGCGTCTCCAGCCGGGTGGCTCTATCATTATTGTGATGACGCGGTGGTCTAAAAAGGACCTGACCGCCCAAGTATTGAAGGCCGCAGCCCAAAGATCGGGTGATGAGTGGGAAGTTATTGAGTTTCCTGCGATCCTACCAAGTGGGAACCCGCTCTGGCCCGAGTTTTGGCCGCTAAAAGAGCTTTCTGTCCTTAAAAATGAACTGCCGAACCAGAAATGGATGGCGCAGTACATGCAGAACCCCACCTCTGACGCATCCGCAATCATTAAGCGGGAGTGGTGGCAGATATGGGAAGAAGATCACCCCCCGCAATGTGAATTTGTACTGCAAAGTTGGGATACGGCGTTTGAGAAGCACACCCGTGCTGACTATTCTGCGTGTACGACGTGGGGAGTGTTCTACCAGCCCGACGACTCTGGGATAATGCAGGCTAATATCATCCTGCTAAACGCAATCCGGGCGCGGTTAGAGTTTCCGGCGCTGAAAAAGAGGGCGTTGGAGGAAGCGAGAGAGTGGGAGCCTGACTCAATAATTATTGAGAAGAAAGCATCCGGGGCACCGCTCATCTATGAGATGCGGTCCATGGGTATACCGGTGCAGGAGTTCACACCGAGCAAGGGTAACGACAAGATCAGCAGATTAAATGCGGTCTCTGATCTGTTTGCAAGTAGCCGGGTGTGGGTACCTGAGACCCGGTGGGCAGAAGAAGTAATAGATGAGGTTGGGTCATTCCCCGGCGGGGAACATGATGACTATGTGGACTCGGTGTCCATGGCTTTGATGCGGTTCAGAAAGGGTAGCTACATCAGGTCAGTGATGGATGAGCCAGAAGAAGTCAGAGAGTTCAAGCGCAAGCGGACGTATTACTAAGGATAAATTATGGCAATCGACAAAGCACTAAACCAAGCCCCCCTTGGTATGGACAACACTCTATATAGTGAGGATGCCGACTCAAGCATTGAGATTGAGATCGAGGACCCTGAAAGCGTTGGTATCACTGCGGGTGGTATGGAGATTATGATTGAGCCGGGCGCTGATATTGAGAGCGAAGAGTTCAACGCTAACCTCGCAGAAGATATCCCAGACGATATATTGGCTGAGATTGCGGGCGACCTGATCAGTGAGTATGAGGAGGACGTGTCCTCACGCAAAGACTGGATGCAGACTTACGTAGATGGTCTTGAGCTACTGGGGATGAAGATCGAGGAGCGGTCTGAACCATGGGAGGGGGCTTGTGGCGTATACCATCCGTTGCTTTCCGAGGCTTTGGTCAAGTTCCAGAGCGAGACGATCATGGAGACTTTCCCGGCTGCTGGCCCGGTTAAAACGCAGATCATTGGCAAAGAGACGCCAGCGAAAAAAGAAGCGGCAGAACGTGTCCGAGATGACATGAACTACCAACTCACCGACGTGATGGTGGAGTATCGCGGTGAGCACGAGCGCATGTTGTGGGGCTTGGGTCTGTCGGGTAATGCCTTCAAGAAGGTGTACTTTGACCCATCGCTGAATCGTCAGGTGTCTGTGTTCGTGCCTGCGGAAGATGTGGTGGTGCCATATGGCGCGTCTAATCTGGAGACTGCCGAGCGTGTCACACACGTGATGCGTAAGACTGAGAACGAGCTACGCAAACTACAAGTCGCGGGCTTCTATCGGGACATTGAGTTACCAGAACCCAGCAATACACTCGACGATGTGGAGAAGAAGATTGCGGAGAAGATGGGCTTTCGCGCAACCACAGACGACCGCTATAAGTTACTTGAGATGCAGGTCTATCTTGATCTGCCGGGGTACGAGGATAAAGACGACAACGGGAAAGAGACAGGGATTGCTCTGCCCTACATCGTCACTATCGACAAAACGTCCCAAGAAGTGCTGGCTATTCGTCGTAACTATCAGCCTGACGACGACATGAAACAAAAGCGTAGTCATTTTGTGCACTACGGCTACATCCCCGGTTTTGGTTTTTATCACTTTGGTTTGATCCACTTGATTGGCGCGTACGCTAAGTCGGGTACTTCGTTAATTCGTCAGTTGGTTGATGCGGGCACACTGGCAAACTTGCCGGGCGGTCTGAAGTCAAAAGGTATGCGCATTAAAGGGGACGATACGCCTATCGCACCGGGTGAGTTCCGTGACGTAGATGTGGCCTCTGGCACCATACGCGACAACATTTTGCCGCTGCCATACAAAGAGCCAAGCCAAGTGTTGATGTCGCTGATGAATCAGATTGTGGATGAAGGCCGTCGCTTCGCATCTGCTGCTGATCTGAAGGTCAGTGATATGTCGGCACAAGCGCCTGTCGGTACTACTCTGGCAATTCTTGAGCGCACGTTGAAGATCATGTCGGCTGTTCAGGCCCGCATCCACTACGCAATGAAACAAGAGTTCCGTCTCTTGAAGACCATCATTGCTGACTACACACCTGAAGAGTACAGCTACGAGCCGGTTGAAGGCTCACGTCGTGCGAAGAAGTCTGACTACGACAATGTTGAAGTGATCCCGGTCTCGGACCCTAACGCGGCGACTATGTCGCAGAAGGTGGTGCAGTATCAAGCAGTCATGCAGATGGCAGCAGCCAACCCACAGATTTATGATCAGGTGGAGTTGAACCGTCAGATGCTGGAGGTCTTGGGTATCAAGAACATCGGTAAGTTGGTACCGAGTGCTGAAGATCAGAAGCCAAAAGATCCGGTAGCTGAGAACATGGCTGTTATGAACATGAAGCCTGTCAAAGCGTTCATCTATCAAGATCATGAAGCCCACATCGCAGTTCACATGTCCGCTATGCGTGACCCCAAGATCGCTGCAATTATTGGGCAGAACCCGCAAGCTCAAACCATGATGGCCGCAATGATGGCGCATATCAACGAGCACGTGGCGTTTGAGTACCGCAAGCAGATTGAACAGCAGATGGGTATTCCGTTGCCTGCACCGGATGAGGAACTGCAACCTGAGATGGAGTTGGAGATTTCTCGCATGATGGCGATGGCTGCGCAGAAGTTGTTGCAGAAAGATACTGCCGAAGCACAACAGCAGCAAGCACAACAAGCCGCACAGGACCCAGTCGTGCAGATGCAGATGCAAGAACTTCAGATCAAGAAAGAGGAAGTGGACCTCAAGAAAGCCAAGCTTCAGATTGATGCTGCGGATAAAGCAGATCGACTGGATATTGAGCGGGAGCGTATCGAAGCACAGAAAGAAATTGCAGGTATGCAAGTTGGAGCAAAAGTCGCCAAGGATCGTCAAGAGTTCCAAGGCAAAATGGAGTTGGAGGGCGTGAAGATGGGGTCACAAATAGCTCGAGACCGCGCCCTTGCGACTAAACAAAACCCGCCGACAAAAGGTGAGTAATGGACAGAGCATTAGAAATCATTAAAGACAAAATTAATGACAAACAGGCGCAACTCGCTGCGGCAATGAGCGGGGCGGCTGCAAAGGATTACGCAGAGTATCGCGCAATGTGCGGGGAGATTCGGGGTCTATCCATCGCAGAAGGATTTATTTTAGACCTTGCAGACCAAATGGAGCGCAACGACGATGAGTGAAATACTAATCGCCACAGAAAGCGGTGAAGTACCACAGACAGTAGAAGACAAAGCTAAACAACTGCCACAGCCATCGGGGTATCACATCCTCGTGACTTTGCCAGATATCGAAGAGGCGTACGACAGTGGGATCATCAAAGCCGATACCACCCGCCATTTCGAAGAAGTATTAGCTACGGTGTTTTTTGTAGTGGCTCTTGGTCCTGATTGCTACAAGGATGAGAAGCGGTTCCCAAGTGGCCCGTGGTGTAAACCCGGTGACTTTATCTTGGCTCGTCCAAACAGTGGTACTCGGTTGAAGATTCACGGCAAAGAGTTCCGCATGATTAACGACGACACAGTAGAAGCTGTTGTCGAAGACCCCCGTGGCATCCGCCGCGCATAAGGAGAAAGTATGGAAAAGACAGAATTTGAGTTTCCGGACGAGATCGAAGCCAAAAAAGGCGGCAAGGTAGAGGCCAAACAAGAAGAGGATGATTTTTCCTTTGAGGTTGAGGACGATACCCCACCGGAAGACCGTGGCCGTGAGCCCCTG